GATAAAGCGCGCGCAACACTCAAGCAATCCTGGCAGGAAGCGCAGGGCGGAGAGAACGCCCACCGCGTGGCGGTGCTCGAGGAAGGCCTGAAGTACGAAAAACTCGCCGCGACTCCGGAGGAGGCGCAATTTCTCGGAACTCGCGAGTACCAGCGCGTCGAGATCTGCGGGATCTTCGGCGTGCCGCCGCACATGATCGGCGATTCGTCAAAATCGAATCGCGCGAACACCGAGCAGCTCGGACTTGAGTTCGGAACGTATGCTCTCAACCCGCACCTAAAGGCCTGGACCCAAGAGCTTACGCGCAAGCTCTTTCCGAAGGTCGGTCGCGCCGCCGGCCGGTTTTTCCCCATGTTCGACACTCGGCCGCTGGTACTGCCCGACGCTGCCGCGAGAAAAGATTTCTACGGTACCGGCAAGCAATGGGGCTACCTGTGCACCAACGACATTCTCGAAATGGAGCACCTCAACCCGACCGAGCAGCCCGGCGCCGATCTCTACTGGATGCCGGTCAACATGCAGGTTATGTCCGACGATCCGCCCCCGCAGCCCGGGCAGGATCCGTCGTCGGGCGATCCCAAGGACAACAAGCTGGGCCAGCGCCTCGTTCGGGCCTATTCCCGCCTCTTTCTCGATGCCTTCCGGCGCATTAACGCCCGTAGGCATGCTGATTCCGAGGCCTACCGGCGCGCATTTATGCCGGCAGTTTTGACTCTCGCCGAAGCGATCGAACAGCTCGCAAGCGGCGAATTCGGCCTCGAGCCATCGGCCGAACTCGAAGAGTCGCGCTTCCTTGCGGAGCTCGTCGACGGACTGCGGATACGCGTACAGAACTCACCAAACAGCCGCGGCGCCGAGGAGCAAGTTGCCGAGGAGCAAGTCGCACGGGAGCTGCCGCGAATCGTGAAGGCCATCTCGATCGAGGTGTTTCGCAGCCTCGCCACACGCAGAGCCAAAGCACAAACGGAGGACGCATGAAACGCGAAATCAGAATCTTCAAAGGCTCGGAGTTGCGCGCGAAGAAAGACGGCGCCGGCATCGAAGGCCACGCGGCCGTGTTCAATCAGCTTTCGCAGGACCTCGGCGGATTCAGAGAGCGCGTGATGCCCGGTGCCTTCGCTGACGACCTGACAAGAAAGCCGGACGTGCGCGCTCTTTTCAACCACGATCCAAATATTATTCTGGGCCGAACGACGGCGGGAACACTTCGTCTCACCGAAGACACAGTTGGGCTGCACTTCGATTGCGACATGCCCGACACGCAGCAGTCGCGCGATATCCAGACTTCGATCGCGCGTGGCGACATCTCGCAATGCTCCTTCGGTTTCCGGGTGAACTCCCAGAAGTGGAGTGAGGAGCCCGATCCAGAAGATCCGACAGGCAAGTCGCCAATGATCGTGCGCGAGCTGCACAAAGTCTCAACGTTCGACGTCTCCCCAGTCACCTATCCCGCCTACACCGGCACCGACGTCGACATGCGAACGCTCTTCCCGGACGGAGTGCCCGGCGAGATCCGCTCGCACGTCCCGAAATTCGACCGTCGAAAAGAGGCGCGCCAGGTCGAGGATATCGCCGACAACGAGTGCGATTGCGACTGCGCCAACTGCCTCGCCGGCGACTGCGCGGACTGCACCGCGGGCAGCGACTGTCCGAGTGAGGATTGCATCCATGCCGGCGAAGATAACAACCGGGCCGTGTGGATGGAAAAGCGCGCCGCAGAGAAGGCCGCAAAAGCCGAGGCGGCGAAAGTGGTCGACGGCGAGGCCTTCGAGAAAATGAAAATGCGCCTGCGACTAGCGCAGCACAGCGATTAACAAAGGATTGCTCCTGAGTTCCCGCGGGGTGCCGCTCGGCGTGGTAGCCGAAGGGAGCTGGCAGGAGAAGCGCGCAGCACCGGACCGCGGAGCGGCCAGGGCAGGCGCGCAATTCGGTGGAAGTAAAAATCGCAATTCTGGGAGATGAACCGATGAGTATCAAACGAGCTTTGGAGCTTCGCCAGCAGCGCGCGAAGCTGGTAGCAGATGCACAGAAGTTGATCGACAAGGACACCGGCATCACCGCCGAGGACCGGTCGGCGTTCGACAAGCTGATGGGCGAGGCGGATCTCCTCAAGGCCGATATCGACCGAAACGAACGAGCCGCGGCGCTGGCTGCCGAGGTCACCGATCCAGTGCAACAGCACCGCACGGAAGCGGCCATCGGTGAGAACGATGCCGAGAAACGCAAGGCTGCCGTTCTGGAATATCGATCGGCCGTCCGGCGGGCCAAGGGGCCCGATGTTCTCGCGGCGATGAGGCCCGAATCCCGCGCGATCGTCGAAGGCCTGAACACGCGGTACTGGGACGCGCTGAAGGAATATCTGCGAACCAAGGATATTTCGGCCTTGTCCGCGGAGACGCGAGCGATCGTGATAGGCGGCGATCCCGAATTCCGCGACATGGGAGTCGGATCAGGATCTCTCGGCGGCTACCTCGTGCCGCAGGGCTTCGTCTACGACGTCGAGAACGCCATGAAGTTCTTCGGCGACATGATGAACACGTCGACGATCATGGACACCGCGACGGGTAACCTGATGCCCTACCCGACCGATAACGACACGACCAACACCGGTGAGCGAGTGGGCGAAGGCGTCCAGGTCACCGAGCAGGATGTCGCGATCGGTCAAATCCAGTTCAACGCCTGGAAGTACTCGACCAAGATGGTGAAGCTCTCGATCGAACTGCTGCAGGATTCGGCGTTCGACCTCGAGGCCTTCCTCAAGGACAAGTTCGCCGTGCGCCTGGGCCGAGTCCTGAATACCGATTTCACGGTCGGAACAGGATCCGCACAGCCGAATGGGATCCTCACCGCTGCAACGGCGGGCCCGACGGCCGTCGGCTCGTCCGCGAACACGGGCGGCAGTGAAACCGGTGGAACCAGCCTCGGTTCGATCGACTTCACCGAGCTCGAGCACTCCGTCGACCGCGCGTATCGCAATGGCGCGAAGTACGCCATGCACGATTCGACGGTCAAAAAAGTGAAGGAAGTCCTCGACAAGTACGGCCGTCCTCTTTGGCAGCCTTCGATCGCCGTCGGCCAGCCCGACATGGTCAACGGCTATGGCGTCAGCGTGAACAACGATTTGCCGGTGATCGCCGTGAACGCGAAGACCGTGCTCTTCGGCCAACTCAAAAAGTACACGATCCGTCGCGTGCGGGAGCTCGCCATCGTGAAGCTCTCCGAGCGCTACGCGGATTACGGGCAGGTCGCCTTCATCGGGTTCGCTCGTTACGACGGGCAGCTCATGGATGCCGGCACTCACCCGGTCAAGTACATCGTCCAAGCCGCGAGCTAATAGCTTCGGGCTGGCGGTGCCGAGCCAGGAGCGCGAGACTCGCTCTCGCGCTCCTGCTCCAAATCTTGTCGGTTCAGGAGACTGTTAATGCCATTACTCGTACTGATTCGCATGAAGGGGAGTGGAATCACGGTGGCGGTACTGCCGGCAATCGCGATCGCGCGCGTCAATGGCGGGACCGCGGAATACTTCGAGTGTCCGGAAGGGTTAGCTCCGGAAACGGCCGCAGTCGAGCCGCGGGCGCAGATAGCCGTCAGCGCCGCGCAGCATCCGCCGAAAAAGAAACCAGCGAGGTAGCGAATGTCAGCGAGTTTACAAGTCGAGGTCGCGCCGGCCGTCGAGCCTGTGTTGCTCGACGTGGTGAAGAGACATCTGCGCGTCCCCGGGAACGACGAAGACGATTTGATCAAGATCTATCTGCAGGCGGCGCGCGAACTGGTCGAGACCTACGTCAGCCGCTCGCTCGTCACTAAAGGCTACCGTCAGAATCTCGACTCGTTTCCGTACTACATCGACACCGCTCAAACCACACAAGCGTTTCCGCCATCCTACGCTTCGCTGCCGCGCTATTCGACCACACAGTGGAACTACTCGCAGCTCATCAAGCTGATGGTTTCGCCCCTCGTCGCCGTCTCGAAGATCGATTATCTGACCCCTGACAACGAATGGCTCGAGTTGACACCGGCACTCTTCGCCTGGGAACCAGACACCGAATATGTTCTGGGAGATGAGATCGAGGATCCAAACGGAAATCGGCAAACCGTGACAGCCGTCGCGAATGCAGGAGAAGACGGCACGAACTCAAGCGGATCGTCGGTTTCAACCTGGTCGGCTACGCCAGCGCCAGGGCCAGGAGACACGACTGCCGACCACGATCTTACCTGGACGTGCAAGGGCGCGGCGCCCGAAGGCGATTTTGTCGTCGATGCGGACTCCGAGCCTCCGCGACTTTTTCCGACTCCCGGAAACACCTGGCCGGCGGCGAGCTTTACACCGCACGCCGTCCGGATCCACTTCACCGCGGGATATGGCGATTCGGCCTCGTCCCCATTCCCCGCAGTCGCGAAGGTCGCGATCCTGCAGGCCGTAGCGAACTGGTATGAAAACCGCGAGAGCGTTACCGATGCAACGATGAAGACCATACCGTCACATTTCGATGATCTGCTCTGGTCGATCCGCGTGCTCGATTTCGCGCCGACGCCGGGCTAAGTAGAAACAAAATCCAAATCGCGAGGTAACTGACAATGACAGCGCCATCAGACGTAGCAGTAGTGAGTCCGCGGATCCCTTCGAATTCCCCGGACGCAAGCACGGCAGCGGCCAAGGCCCTGAACGCGCTTGGCGAGCTCGAGGTCCATTCGGGAACGGGCGGCGCTGGAGTGATCGGCATCGTCGCCGGCACCGTGCTTATCACAGACAGCGGTGCAGCGCTT